ATACGATTGATAGTGAGTTTGTCAAGCAAATTAGTCAGCAGAATGAGGTAGTCTTCACTCACATCAAGTATAATCAAGACTTTCTCACCTATGAACCAACCAAATGGGATGTGATTGTATCTAATCCACCATTCACCAACAAACGTAAATTCTTTGAGCGGGCACTGTCATTTAACAAACCATTTGCCCTGATTATGACGAACACTTGGTTGAATGATAGTGCGCCAAAGCAGTTATTCAAAGACAAGGATCTGCAACTACTAATGTTTGATAAGCGGATGAAGTTCCATAGTCCTGATGGTCGTCCGAACGATAAGATCACGTTCAGTAGCAGTTACTATTGCTGGAACTTTCTACCAAAACAAATCATTATGGAGGAACTGAATGTGCCAGCTTCCAAACTGGCACAGCGTACCCGTAGTGAGGCGGTGTTGCCCCTATAATACAGAGGTAATCAAGGGAACCACAATGATTGCCGACACCACTGAATCCAAGCAGATTCGCCGCTCTATCCTAAAAGCGGTTGAATCTATGGATCTTCAAACACTGCAACGCATTGCCTATGAGGTACGCTGCGAAGAAATGGGAATTTATCCCGATGCTTGGAAACTTTATCCCGAAAACTGATCATGCAACTTTCCACACAATCTGTTTCTAAAATAGCTGATGCTCTCAAACCAGCAGTGCTTGAATACATTTATGCTGATGATGGATTCACCGAGTATATGCAAACTGCTGTGATTGAAGGTATTCGGGACACAATGGGTGAAATGGATGATGATTTACTTTTTGAGATTGGTATGCTAATCTTTGATCGTATTGAGTTAAAGTGATGCTTGAAACTGTGATTGCTGGTCTAACCTGTGGAATCGCAACATTTTATGGGATGGGTGACGGATTTCACGGTCAAATTACTGCAAATGGAGAACGATTCAATGCTTATCGTTGGACTGCTGCTCATCCTTACCTACCTATGGGAACTAAAATTAGGGTTACAAACCAAGATAATCTCAAACAGGTGATTGTAAGAGTCAATGATCGTGGACCACATTCTCATGCAGATCTCGATTTAAGTTATGCAGCATTCTCTCATATTGAATCTGCACAAAAAGGAAACGCTACTGTTTGTTGGAGGGTAATTGGATGAAAAAACTTCTTCTCATCGCATCTTTGCTAATCACTACACCTGCATTTGCACAAACTGCACCACCTAAACCAAAGGTGTATCGCCCATTTGTATATGAAACTCCCTGTATGTTGGAAGCAAGTCTTCAAACCTACCCTGATGTATGTAAGGTAGTTGAAACCCGTGAGACTGGTGGAGCACTTCGCACTCGCAATATATTCTCTAATAAACATGGGTTGACGATCAAAGGAAGATTTGATAAAGTAAAGGGGTATATGACCTGGGATAGTCATAATAAGTTTGAATATAAGTGGGACTACAAAGTCGGTGGAAATGGTGACCTAGGTGCCTGGACGTATGTGATGCCTGGGTTTCTTGTTCAAAACGTATCTTGGGACTGATGACACAAACAATCAAAGAGTTTTTTACAGAACGTGAGTGGGAAATCATTCTAGATGCTGTAGAGCAAGAAGGAATGTTAGAAGAAGAACAATATGCAGAAGAATGTGGTATTATTATTGATAAAATTCATTCTATGATGGAGAATTAAATGATTGAAACAAGTGTAAACCTGAATGTGCATGAAATTGGTGTGATTTTATCTGCACTACAAGAACTCAATCTTCGTGAGGAGAACAGGATCGCCAGAGAATATGGAAGTGTTCCAGCACTGTATAATAAATTATATTCGCTCTGGGAAATGATGGACACTTCTGAAACTGGACTACGGTACGACGTGGTGCCGTCTTTCTGACCTATAATATGAAGGTAATCAAGGGAACTACCCGATGAAAGGTCCTATTACCCTCACATCTGGTCAACTTCTGGACATCATTTCTCTTCTTGAAGAAAAAGAAAATGCTCTTTATGATGCAGAAAATAAGGGACTTTCCATGTATTATATGCAAATGGGAGTTCTCTTTCAGAAAGCATTTGACCGTCTGCAAGATCTTCCTGGAGAACAGCGTGTTGCTGAACTTGTGATGCCCTCTACCGAACAAAAATGAAAACATCTTACTGGTTTCTTGCAGTCATTGCCATTCTGATGTGGAATGGTGTGCTTGCTAAACGTGATCAAGAACTTTTAAAGGCATATGATAAAGTCTGTGCCGAACTTCCTCAACCTCATCCTGACTGCCGATACGCAAAATGAACGACGAAGTTATCAAACAGTTTATTACTGCCTTTGAAGATTTTATGAATCACGCCGATGTTGAAATGCAAAATTATGTTCGGCGTGAGGCAGCAAGGAAGTATACTAAGACATTCTTTGAGAAAAAAGCAGAAGAATTAAATGTAAGTGTTGACTATTATATTCGTGAATTCGTATGAACGAAGAGACAAAATTAATTCTAGCATTAATACAGATTGATAATCTCACCTCTCTGCTGGAGGGTAATGAGTATCAAAAGTTTCTGTATTCTCATCTAATTTCAATGCAAGTCGAGCTGCAACGGCAGTTGACAAACATCAAACATTCAACTAAAATTAAGGAGTAATTTACACAAACAAATGAAGTATCTCTACATTGTTGATTATTGGGTTCCGTTTCCTTCCAGTGAGTGTGGCGGACTGATTAATCTCATTGCCGAATCTGACACGGAAGCATTTACTCTGCTTGCTGCTGAAGAACAGTTCGATGATCGCTACACTGATCGCATCATGGAACGTGTTGTAAATGCACAGAAGTTTGCTCTAGTTGATGATTATGAGTCAGGTATTATCGAATCCTTTACAACTTGAACATTATGTCTGAACCACTTTACATTGTTGAAGAATTTTGTACGACTGGGTGGGAAGTTGTCAAAGATAAACTAACTCGATTGCAAGCATCTAAAAAAATAGAAGAATTGACTAATCAAGGAGTTAATCCTAATCATATTAGGGTAAGACGTGAAATTTGAATTTCCACATAAGGCACCAGAAGGTTACTACTATGAAATTGAATCCTTTAAACCTAATGTTATTGCAATCTGGATTCATCATCGTCGTAGGTTTATTTACAACAGTGGTGGGGACACTCGTTGCATCTGGGGTTTCTACAACATCAAAACAAAGTGTTACTACTCACCAATCAACTCTTCCAAATGTGGAGATCAAGTAGATATTGAACGTACCACACCTTATTCTGCAATGATAGTTAAAAAAACACCTTTAGAAGCAGCATATGTATGAACCACGTGTAAATGATTATGTGTACTGGAATGATCGTGTCGAAGGATGGGTTTATTTTAAAGGTGATGAATATATCACTATTGAAATAAATGTCCGTCCAAAAGATAAACAAAATTATCGTGCTTGCTCACTACATCGTAATGATCGGTTGTTAGTTTTGTGTTATCGTAATCAGTGGAAAGATCTCACATATGTTAAGTCAAGAGAATCAGTGTATAAAAAAGAGAAACAATATGTGGAGATGGTGGGCGAAAGCACTTGGGGAGAAAGCGTCGAAAAATGACAGAGAATCGGATCACATTGCTATTATACGCACTGTTATATTTTCTACTTATCTCATTACTAATATATTCATTATTGCTGGCGTCATAAGACATTGGAATGATGTAGAATATATAAGACCAGATGAAAATAATCAAGTTAAACTAAAATGAGTCGTTATAGAAGAGAACTATTTCCAATTTCTATATTTCATAGTTCTGTAGAAGATAATCAAAAGTTAAAAAAACTAATACTTCCATATATTGAAAAAACTAAAAATGAAGTTGATAATCCTCCAGATGGTTGGTTGACAACGAATCTGATTACTTCATTTGACAATAATAAAATCAATTCTGTGTTTTTTGATAATGGTGAGATATCACAAGAACTACAGAGTCAGTATATGAATGTAATGAAAACCTTTTTTGATAAAAATTGGGAAACTGATATCGATTCAATGTGGTTTAACTACTATGAAAATGGAGAGTATCAGGAAGGACATACTCATATGGGAGATTTTAAAAATCCTCTACACTTTGCGTGTGTACATTTTCTTTCATTTGATCCCAAAGTTCACTCTCCATTAACATTTACAGATCCTATCTCTAGACTTAGATCATCCTCCATAGAATTTGATTCTTCTAGGTATGGAGAAAAATGTCATCTTAAATTAAAAGAAGGTGATTTTGTAATGTTTCCGTGTTATCTGGAACATGAGGTAAAATCTGGACCTCCAACTCCAGGAAATCCAAGAATCACAATTTCATTCAATATCAAGGTTTTAAATTATGGAAACTAATGATGTTAGGGTATGTGATAATTTCTTCAGTGAAAGGGAGCAGAATTTAATTCTAGATTATTGTGAATCTTGTCAATATACTTATGGAGAGACAGATGACAATAAACACATTCCTACAGGAATGGTTCATAACATTTCACCTCAATCTGAAATTTATGATTTGATTGAGAACAAAATTAAAAGTTCAATTCCTGCAATTTCTCAAATGAAATTGTATCGAATGTACGTGAATTGTTTTGCACCATCAGAAAATCCATATTTTCATACAGATGGTCAGTCTGGTATTACGTTTTTATACTATCCTCAAACTGGATGGAATCTAAATGATGGTGGAGAAACTCAGTTTTATATTGATGGTAACATCTATGGAATTACGCCAGTTGCAAATAGAATAGTGATGTTTGATGCAGCGATAGAACATCGTGCCACAACATTCAGAAATCGTCATCGTTTTACGGTCGCAATTAAATATGATGAATAAATAACAAAAAAGTGTTTGAACTCGTAAATGGCTGTTTCAAGTAATACTGTTACTCACTTTAATGGCAACAGTGCAATTAGTTTTAGAGCACTGCAAACTACTTTTGGTGGTAACGCTAACTCTATTAAGTTTTCCACGTATAAAAGAAATACCAATTTAGATGAAACAGATCCAATTGTTCCAGACGCAACAGAAAATGCAAATATTTCAACAACAGATAGTAATTTACAATTAGGTGCCTTCCGAGGATCAATTAAACAATATATTTTAACACAAACTGGTAGTAATACAACTTTAGATATTGACTCACAATCCTGGAATAGTAATTTAAGTCGAAACGTCATTAAGCAGTTTCAAATTAATGGAACGATATCTGCAACAACCAATACAGATACTGCTGGTTCATTTAATGCAGAAGCATATAATATGAGATTTGTTGTGAACGGAGACGTTTATGGTGTCGGTGGTGCTGGTGGAATTGCAAATGGTGGAAATGGTGGAAATGGTGGAGATGCTCTTGAAGTAACAAATTCATCAAGCAGAACAGGAACAAGTGCAAGAGTTCAAATCGACGTTTTACAATATGGTAAGATATGGGCTGGTGGAGGAGGAGGCGGCGCAGGATCAGCAGGAAATAGTGGTAGTGATCTTCCTTGCTATTATGAATCTAATCAAACTCAAACTATCTATAGTGGTGGATCTACAAACCCGACAAGAGCCTGTAATATAGGTTGTTCAGATGGAACAACAACAATAGGAGAGGGATGGACTCTCTATTCAAATGGTGATTGTTTTGGGCAGGGTGGTGATAGGAAAAGATGTAGAAAAGCAAATATGGAAAGAGGAGCTGCCTGTAGAAATCAATATACTAGAAATTGCACCTATCGATTTAATTTCACTGTTGGTGCTGGAACTGGTGGTAATGGTGGCAATGGTGGTGACGGACAAGGAGTCAATACTACTCAAGGACTTGGGAATCCTGGTAACTTCGGAAATACAAATAGTTGTGCAGCAAATGGTAACAACTCCACTGGCAACAGGGGTAACGATGGTGCTTATGGAGGAACCTGGGGTGAAGCTGGCGGAAATTCTGCGGGAAATGGTGGTTCAGCAGGAAGAGCAATTTTTGGATCTAAGTATTCTGTAAGTGGTGCAAACATCAACAATGTAAAGGGATCATATTAAAAGATCTCCTTTACAAATCATCCCCGACCAATTATAATCTAATAAAAATTAATTTTGAACTATGAAATTTAATCTTAATCGAACTGATTTATTTCCAGAACAACTGAAAGAATATTGTATAGAATTTTTAAAAGCTTTTATAAAGCAAGACTATACATATAAAGTTTCATCTGATGTTTTTCAACAAAGATTTGATCAATGTAAATCTTGTGATCACTTCAATAAAGAGAGTATTAAGTGCATGGAGTGTGGGTGCAATCTCTTAACAAAAATGGTCGATTCGTTGGAATCATGTCCAATTCAGAGGTGGGAAATTGATATGGATGGATTGATGGAAAAGCATTATGCTGAGATTATAAGTGCAATGCCACCAGAATACACTTCTTTTGAAGCCAGTTTAAACGATGATTGATGAACAATTTTTAAAGGGTAAATATTCTGATTTTATCGGTGTTTATGAAAATGCCGTTTCTCCAGAATTTTGTCATATGGTCATTGACACTTTTGACTATCATCACAATATAAATTCCGTATGGGATGATGGAGATCAATTTCCAAATTCTATCGCTGGTCGATTTAATTGGGCATTAGATCTTCAACATATGACAGCAAATACAAATTGGGATCGTGCAGATCGTGAATTAAATTCCATTCTTTTGAATCATCTAGATGAGTATGTAAGTGTTTATGGTCATCTTAAAACCAGTAAGTTTTATACATTGACTCAGAAAGTTCAAAAGACTCCTGCGGGTGGTGGTTATCACGTTTGGCACGATGAGAACACTGGTTTTGAACATTCTACACGATCAATGGTTTGGATGGTGTATTTGAATGATAATTTTGAGGGTGGAGAAACGGAGTTTTTATATTACAAACGAAGAATTCAACCAAAGACTGGTACACTGTTAATTTGGCCAGCGGGACTGACTCATGCTCATCGGGGTGGATTAGTTTTGACTAATTGTAAATATGTTGTCACGGGATGGTTTCATGTCGCACCAAACTTCGAAGAATGAAAATGAATTTCCTTCATTTGGGGAACAGGGAAAGAATCTGACTGAATTAGTTCAAAAGATTATGTCCGATGTTGCTAATGGGGAGAGTTTATTTGTCGATGATTTTGAGCAACAACGACGTTATGATATTTGTCAAGTTTGTGAGCATTTTGCATCAGGACCAAAACGTTGTAAGAAATGTGGTTGTTTTATGAAAAATAAGGTTGTTTTCAAATCATCTGAGTGTCCAGTTGGTAAGTGGTGATTATGAACTATCAAACGGTGAATATATTTCCGACCACAATTTACATTGGAGAAATTGAGAATCATACAAAGTATAAGCAGATATTTTTAAATGAGATATATGAACAGTATCAATTTCCACATCAATCAAGGTATGGTGGCATTAATACTGTGAGTGAAAATTGTGGAAAACCAATCTTACATTTAGAGAATGAATTGTTTGATTTGTTTCAAGATATCAGTGAACACATTTTGAATTATTGTCATCAAACTCTTCTGATTCGGGATATTTTTGATGTTCAGATTATGAAAAGTTGGATCTCAAGAAGTTATTCAAATCAAGAAAATATACCAGAGCATAAACATTCAACAAGTCAAATTTCTTTTGTTTATTATTTGAATGCTGATGAGAAGAGTAATGAGTTGACGTTTATGAATACACATAAACCAAATTTACTGTTTGATTCATTGGATGATCTTGAAGTCGAAAATGATGAAGAGTCAATGATTCATGGATTTAATTTTGAGACGACACCTGAATATAATTTTTCTCCGTGTGAGGGAACGGTCATTCTTTTTCCAAGTCAAATTCATCATAAGACAAGTTCTGCAAATGATGAAGTTCATAAATTTGAGCGATTAGCAATTGTTGGAGATGCAATTTTAACACTTAAGAAGGATCAACCAATGATCTATTCGCAGGGATTCATTTCGCCTCAATATTGGAAAACGTTTTCAAGAAAATAAATAATAGAAAAAAGTCATATGAAAACATTCTTACAGTTTCAAGAAGATATTCGATATCGTGATCCTTCTGCCAGAGGCGGATTTGATCCAAGATTTGATCGTCCAGGAAGACCATATTTAGGAAGAGGTCCAAATCGTTGGCAAATTCCAGATCGTTCACCGACTCTTGGAATGGACAAAATGGCAAGAACTCAATATAATGCAAAACTCAAAAGTTCTGTTAAATCAGGACTTCCAGAGCAAATGACTGCTCCAAAGTTAATGAATAAGAATATGTTAGATCTCCGCACGACTCAAGAGAAGCAGAAAGAAATTGATATTCCTGCTAAACTATTACCTTATAATCCAAAGATTGGAGATCAGTATAAGACGCGTTAAGAACGAACATAAAACCAGTAGTATCCTTTCCAACCATACCGTCCAGGATTCTTCAAACTTTTGAGAATCCCGTGTTTATCGCTACACTCAAATGCCCGCAATGCTGCTGCCATAGATTCATATCGAACCTCAATTTGTTCAGTCTTTTTATTCACACCAAAGACCGCTTTCTTCTTCTCTTTATGTTCTAATAGTTGCCACTTGTATCCATAAGCAGTTCTACCAGTACGGGCAGCAAGTAGAATGTTTGAGTTATTATTCGGATTACCTGTGACTTGTTCTGCTGCGACTCTTGCAGATTCATAATCAGTACAAAGACCAGTGGATAAGTTCTTACCACGTATCTTTAATCCAAAGTGTTTACCATTGCCACGGGTATTCTCATTCCAAGGAACAAAACAGTCAGGTTTAGTTCTTTTTGCTCTATCTTTCTTGACTGGTTCTTGTATAACAATAGGTTCTTCTTTTATGTCCTCAATAACAAGAGGAGGATTGTATTCAGGTGTATATTTTTCTATCCAATAGGTTGTTTTAGTCTCAAATTCAGTTTCATCACACTCATCAATCTCTTTAATCATAAAGTTATGAGTACCGTACTCACGGAATGCTTTATGTAAAGGTTCAGAGGACATTCGCTTCGAACGATCTATGTGGTGTACCCATTCTTTATTCATTGCAAGTGTAGTGTTTCCTACGTATTTGTGCCCGTTTTGCTTGTTAAGAATGAGGTAGATGATGCCTCTTGCCATATCGCTACGCTCCCCCCCTTCGGGTGTATAATATGGTGTACTAATGATATGTATAATATGGTTTTGTGTGTAATATTGTAAGGTGTGTTATATTTTGAGAATTATGTATAGTCTGGTACTTTTAACCTAATATTAAAGAAAATATAGATGTTTGTTTTTTATCTATTATAAATATCGGTTAATTTCTGATATTATAAGTTAATGCTCTGTCCTTATGCAAGCTAAGCACGTTAGCACAAGAACGCGCAGTTTGTCAAGTCACGGGGAGCGAAAATTCTAGGAAACCCACACAAATCACTACGAGATCCTGCACGAGATCTTATAACGACTACGAGATCTCGTGTTATCATTATGACACAATTTTATACATAGTGCATATATATCATTATGAATCTCGACGAGATCTGGGTGGGCGTAAGGCTTGCAATCTCGTCGAGAACATACTATAATACATAAGAGTTCAACAAATCTCGACGAGTTATGTACGACGATTACGATCTAGACTACACCTACTGTAACGATTATAGTCTCGACGAGGATTCATACCATGAGCATGGCACATATGATCTCGACGAAGACTATGCACGAGATACGCAAGATTATGATTCGCTTGCGTATAGACACTATGCATGATATAATCTAATCAACAACGCACGAGATTCACATGCCTGCAACACAAGCAAAGCGTATGGTACGTGTTACACTAGATCTTATGTGTTATGATGATCTAGATGTAGAAGATATCAATTGGCGAGAACTTCTAGACCTTGAGGGTGACGAAGACGTACATGTTAGCATCAAGGATTACAGCGACGTCTTCTAGTGTGCCAGTTTAAAGACTGACACACTTTCTCATATGATATTATATTTTATGGCAGGGGAAGTGGCGATGTATTGTCGTCCACAGGGATACCTCTCCCCTCATTGAATTTCTTATAAGATATCTTACGTTCAACCCAATTGCAAGGGGTATTGTGCCAGTTCTTCTAGTGGCACAGGAATCCCCCAAAGCGCCGCGTGGTGGGGTTATGTTGGATTCGTTCAACACACATCACCAATGATTTTTCTCACCTATCCCCATCACGGTTGTGTGTATACTCTCTCCCAAGAAGATGGCGATGAGTTGTATTATGCTCCAATTTACGCTGATGGTAGTGTGAATATGGAAGAGTTCGCTCCTGTGGATATGGATTCTCTGGATATGGATGATATGGAAATATTTGATATTCGTAATCGCCTTGTGCAATTGTACCAGATCTGAAACTGGCACAGTACCCCTTGCGGAATGATTCGTGAGGGGTTATTCTACATTTGTCGTTTGGAATTCAACCTTGAAAGACATCAGGATTCGTGTTGAAACTTACGATGGTTTGTGTACTATTTGGTATGAGCGTTCAAGATTAAAGAATGCTTGTGATGTAATCTGCAAGCGTGTTACAAACCAGTTGATGGGTTTAAACATCAAAGAAGTTAATGTTTCGGTGATCTGAATTATGTGTGGTCCTGCATTTGAGTATACGCGGGAAGACTTCTTGAATGACGCTTCCCCTGAAGAATGGGATGCGTGGGAGAGTGAAGCGGCACGGCTAGAATTGCCTCTGGATTATTATTTGGCCGAGTTCGTGTGACAGTTAGATAAGTGGCACAGTGGGGGTTGTGTTCCTGCTGCCCCCGTGCCATACTACATTCGTTGAGACAAACACCCCGTGGCACTCTCTTTTCAAACCAAGCAACATCACATCGCTGCACTCTACGATGCGTGTGCTCTGATTGTTGACACTTACCGTGAGTCTGATGTGTTCAATGTGTACGCTGAAGAAGGTCTGGAAGATCACATCAACTTCGCTGCAACTGCACGTGAGGTGATGGGATTGATTGCAGAGGGTGACATCAAGTGACACTCTGAGAAGTGGCACACGGGGGGTTGCGATGCCCCCCAGACCCTGATACATTACATTCGTTCCTGAGGCAACCAACCCATGGCAATCACCTTGACCGCTAACTACAAAGATACTCTCAACGCCGCAACTGTTGAGAAGGTCGATGAACTTCTGGAAGAAAACTATGCTCTGGATGACATTCTGGAGTTCATTGATGAGCATAACGAGGAGGATTTCGTATCTTTCTATGAGGAATATGTTCGTTGTGGTGAGGCAATTGGTTATGAGGCAGTGGATGCCCTGATTGAAGAATTGGGTGACATTTCTTACATCGAAGACTGTGATGAGCGTTATCAAGGTTGCTATGAGAATGAGGCAGATTTTGCCGAAGAATTCTATTCTGAACTCTATGAAGTTCCTTCTGCTCTGGTGATCGATTGGCAGGCGACGTGGGACACTGCACTGCGTTATGACTTCACTGCCTGCAATGATGGCACTTCATATCGTTCGTGCCACATCTTTCGTGATCACTGAGTCCAGTTGATCTAGTGGCACACGGGCACTTGTAAAGTGCCCTCATCCGTTCTACATTACATTCGTTCCTGAGAGGCACACCAATGTTTGATGAAATGTGGCAAGAGATTCAGGACATGCCTGGTGAGATCTTTGACCTTGACATTCCTGAACTTCGTGAAGATAACAAGTTCGATGTTAATGAGTATCTGAACGCAAACTACGATTACTGAAACAATGCAATTCCAAGTTACTGCAATCGAGTTTGATTTTGATGATGCTACTGATGACTTTCCCGAGCATCAGTTTAGTAACATTACCGATGAAACTATCGGTATGATTTGGGAGGCAGATGATGAAGATGACCTCGTAGAAGAGATCACTGCTGCCACAGGTTGGTGCATCAAATCCATTGATTATCGCCACGTTCTGAAATGACTTACAAAGAACTTCTTGAGCAACTTCAACAACTGAATGAAGAACAACTGAAGATGGATGTTTGTGTTTGGGACAGTTATGGTCAAGATGAGTATTATCAAGAAGACGTAGAGTTTGTGTTTGCTACTGGAGCATGTGATGTGCTCGATGACAACCACCCCATCATTCGATACTGATTATGAACCGCAAAGACCTTCAAGATCAAATGGTTCAGCAGATGCTGGATGACATGGATCTCAAGACAATGACCTGCCTCTGTTATGACTACCTGATGGAGGGTTATGATAAGTATTCGGACGAAGAATTGACCGAAGAAGTAGAACAATACTACCCCGAACTCCTGGAGGGTGTGACACCTGACTAAGTGGCACACAGGGGGTTGCAGGAGACCGTGCCCCCTGTTATCTTAGTTTCAGTTGAGAGACATCCGTGACACCTTCAACCCGTGCCATCGTAACCACAAGGATGGCAACTCACACACAGAATACACCAGTCAATTGTGATACCTTTCGTGCTAATGAAACTGATACGATTGGTCTGGTAGTTGTTCTGATTGGTCTTGCTGCTATTTGTCTCTTCTCTGCTCTGATTGATTGATGACTGATTTTATTTCAGAATCCGAAATGAAGAAAATGATGCTCATTGAAGCACTTGAGTATTACATTCAAGGATTGAATGATGACAATTGTAATCAGGCAGCAATCGTTGCTTTTACTGAACTTTTAGAGGAGATTGAGAATGACTGACGCACAAAAGATTGAAGCACTGTCTGACCTTCTCTCCAATGTCATTCACTCTCTGGAGATGACACAGTATGAGATTGAAGATGTATCAGAGGCAGCAAATGTGATTCGTGAGGCAGATCACTATCACCAACAAATGCTAGACATTCTTCACTCTGAGGACAGTTGAGAAACTGGCACAAGCCCCCTTGTGCTCCCCCTGATTCCGTGCCATACTATCAGTATGAAAAACACACACCTCGAACACGCCGAAGACACCATCCTGATGGGTGACCTTTCGGTTCTTGATTGGTTCACTGCCCGTGGACACCTGAGCGTGAAGATCGACGGCGCTCCTGCTATTGTGTGGGGGATTGACCCTGCCTGCGGTGAGTTCTTTGTAGGAACCAAGGCAGTCTTCAACAAGAAAAAGATTCGTATTGCCCACAATCATGAAGAGATTGATCAGTTCTATGATGGGCAAGTTGCAGAGATTCTTCACGCTTGTTTTAATTGGTTGCCTCGTACAGAGTCCATTTATCAAGGGGACTTTATTGGGTTTGGTGGATCTAATGAGTACAAATCCAACCTCATCACTTACCAGTTCACTGAAGTAATTGATCATCAAATCATCATTGCACCTCACACTCGTTATGAGGCAAATGATGACCTTCGTGACAGTTGGGCAATCCCTCTCACGGTGAATCTGGAGTCGACTGATTCCGTGCTGTTCGTGAAACCTGATGCCTACATTCTGCACGGTCAAACTTCGTTCGCTGATGTAGAAGAGGTTTGTAACTTTGCCCGCCAGATGGCACAAACGGTCACCTTCTTAGACAACAAAGGTGCCGCACATTTAAAGAAAGTGTTCAACACCTTCATCAAAGTTGGTGCGGTTCTTGATGATGAGGCACTGGCAATCGCTGGTGATTGTGACATCAATCTGATTCGTTTGTGGAAGTTGGTGAAGTCAATTAAGGAGGATTGCCTGTTCCTGTGCCGCAACAATGGTCCTGCCGCTTACATCGGGCACGACAGAATTGATGCTGAAGGTTACGTCCTCACCAATGAGTTTGGTATGTTCAAACTGGTCAATCGTGAGGTATTCTCTAAGGCAAATTTCAACCTGGGACGCTTCCAGTGTGCCAGTTGAGGGACTGGCACCCTCCTGCCGCTGATGCCCCATCTGACCCCTTATACTGACATCAGTTCAGACAACCACTGATGACCCGCTACGACGTGATCTGCCCCTCTGCCCCTTGGGAGAATACGACCTGTGATGAGGACCGCGCATGGGACCTTTGCCTCTCCCTCTCCGAAGACTACGGATACGCTCAGGTCCGTTGCAATGGGGTCATCATCGGTGACTACACTGACGGGGGTCTGTGACCCTTAAGAGCAAGTGGATTCTAGGGGTCTTGCTGGTGACCGTATTCTGGCAACCCCTACAACCGATCCGTACTGTGACAGCGGACGCACTGGACCTAGCTGCCACCTGGATCCGCGACTGACCCCCTATACTGATCTCAGTTCACACGACACCTCATGCGGAAGATCGAACGCCTGATGACTGCTGCCATCAAAGACAGCAAGGACTTCAAACTGGACAACACTGAAGTCGTCGCATGTTCCAACGTTTCTGATGTCTATCTGCACGGCAATCTGATTGCCCGAATTGGTGAAACCTGGATCGAATTGTTCGATGGTGGGTATCGTTCACAGACGACAAAGTCCCGCCTGAATGCTATTCTCCAAGAGTTTGGAATGGACGGCGAATGTATCTTTCAACAGAACTTTCAGTGGTTTGTTAACTATCAGGGTGGACCGATTCCTTTCTTCTCTGGAATGCGGTTAGCATAAACAAAGGGGGCACAATCGCCCCTTCTTTTTTTATACTTTATAATTCGGCTGCTTCGGTGGCGATGGTTGTCGTCTACAGGGCTACCCCGCCCCTCCTTCGCTTGTGACCTTACTATAAGGCCGCGGCGACCCTATGAAGGGGGTCTTGTGCCACTTTCTGAACTGGACCAAACCCCATAGACCTGCTCCCGCTGACCCCCCTATACTGATCTCAGTTCACACGACACCGATGAGCACCGCAACCTACAACGGCTGGGCAAACTGGGAGACCTGGAACGTCGCCCTCTGGATTCAGAACGACGAGGCAACCTATAAGGTCGCCCGCCAGTACGACCGCTATGATGCTCTCATCCCCCGCCTGGAGATGATGTGGGGGCAGATGACCCCTGACGGTGCCCGCTGGATGGACGGTAAGATCGACACTGCCGAACTGGATGAGATGCTGACCGATCTCTGAACTGTCACACGGGGGCATCCTGCCCCCTCACTGACCCATTAGAATTCTCTCAGTTCACAAGCAACCCCGATGACCACCAAAGTGTACGCCGTGATCGCTGGAATCGACTATGAGGGTGAGGTCTTTGAGACCCTCCGCCTGTTCGATTGCTTCTCCACTGCTGACGCCTACCTGAAGCACCTGGGGGAAGAATACGACTACGCTAAGATGGACACCCGTGAGGTGTGCATGGAATCCGCCTACGCGGCCGCCTGAGGCACTGTCACACGGGGGGTCCGATCCCCCCTCCTGACCTTGTAGAATTCTCTCATAACGCAAGACACCCGATGCGCTTCGAAGTTCGCTACCAGACCCCCTACAACGCCTGTGAGTGGCGCTCACAGTGGTTCAAAGACCTTGCAGAGGCAGAGCGCATGGTAGACTTCTATCGGTCCTGCGGTTCCCCCTCTCACATCGCTCCTAGTTCGCTAGCGCAACTGGAACGCTGATACAATGGGAGCGGGTGCGCCCTGAAAGACGCCCACAATCAACCACAACCCACAATCCTAGCATGACTCAAGACCTTGCCCTCTCCCTGCTCCGTCGCGGTGCCAACGGCGCTCAGATCCTAGAGATCCTGGACAGCATCGCTACTGATGATAAGGAAGGCACCGTCACTGATCTGAACGGCGAACCGATCATCTGGTGACAATCTGACGACCGTCTGTTAGGGGGGTTGCTGCGGTGACCCCTTTGCCCTTATACTGACTGCAGTTCCACCAAAGGCAATGACCACCGCTACTCTGACCGACGCTCAGCAAAAATACCTGGACGCCTTTGCTGCTCTGTATGAGGCAGCAGACGCCCTGAACGCCGGCGATCCGATGTCCTATGCCCGCTCCCGTGAGATCCACCTTGCCTGCCTGCTAGGGCACACTGTGGCGGATACCTACAGCGGTGCCGATGCCTACGAAGCGGACGGAACCCCTGTAGAGTATAAGAGCACCATTGGCAGCAGCATCAGCGCCACTTACAACGGCATTAGCGTTCAACCCACGTGGGAAGAACAGGAAGCATACCTGATCGACCATAAGATTGGATGCTACCCCCGTCACTACTTTGCCCGCTACGACGGCGCTCAGGTGGCAGAGGTATGGGTGATGGACGCCGACACGGTTCTGTCCCTACTGCTGCCCAAGGCACAACGCCAGTACGCTAGCAAGCGCAACGGTAAGGCAAAGGACCCCCGAATCGGTGTGAGCATCTCCGCTGGTGAGATCCGTAAACACGGACGCCGCCTGGTGTGACAATCTAATCACTGTCCACCCCCTGCCTGCTGCTCGCTGGTGGGGGGTTTATACTGAGGGAACCGAAGCGAACCGAACCGATGACCGAACACCGCCTGCTCTGCCTCTACGAAGACATGCTCTGCCTGGCAGCGGCAATTGCCAATGAGATGTATGGTTGCGACCTGGACCGCCTGGACCCTGAGGAACTGGAATGGTACGGTTCCCGCCTGACCGAAGACAACCTGGAGGAAGTCGCCAACGACCTGGCATCCGCCGCCTGGTTCGCCTACTGATCTGCTACAATACTCTCAGTTCACACGACACCGACCGATGACCTCTCTCTCCACCACCGCTCTGGTTATGATCGGTGCTACCATCCGTGAGGCAGGCAGCGACCCCCGCACCGCCGACAACATCCGCCAAATGCATCAGCACGCCGAAGGCGCTGAGATCCTCCGCCTGATCGTGCGCGATGACCTGGGAGGTGCCGCCAGCATCATCACCGACGCCCTTTGGTCCGATCTGTGAGGTGGCACAACGGGGGGCGCTGATGCCCCCATGACCCCTTAGAATGCTCTCAGTTCAAACGACACCGATGACCCTGACCGAAGCGAACCTGATCTGGAATGCCTGCTATGGCAGCATTGACCCGAACGACACTGCAGGCGGTTGGGCACTCTACAGCAGCGCCCAACGGATACAGGCAATCGAAGTCCGCGACGCTCACGCCAATGGTGGACAGTGGGGAGTCTGGAACATCAGCGACCGCGACTGACCCCGCCGACCCCCTATAATACTTTCAGTTCAGACAACCGCCCATGACCCGCTACGACGTGATCTGCCCCTCCGCTCCCTGGGAGAACACCACCACCGATGCCGACCGCGCCTGGGACCTCTGCCTGGACCTGTCTGAGGAATACGGTTACGCTCAGGTCCGCTGCAATGGGGTGATCATCGGGGACTACACCAACGGGCAGTGACCCGCTCCCCCGACCTGCTATAATTCTCTCAACCGCAACGGACCCGATGAAGCGCCCCCCGTTTGTCATCCCCCTGTTCCCCCTCATCGCCCGCCTGCTGCCTGCTAAGGGAACCTATCGGGCGAAGGGATCCAAGATCCAACGCCTGCTGTTCGGTTGCATCTGGACAACGGTTGCCACCTGTGACTCTCACGCTCAGGCAGTGCGGATCGCTGGCGAACTGAACGCCTACTCTGCCCTCTGATCTGCTACAATACTCTCAGTTCACAGGACACCGACTCATGACCCGCTTCAACCTTGAAACCGAACTGGCAAACGCCTGGGACGCTGAGGTCGCCAAGCTCACCCCTGAGGAGCGGGCGAAGCTGGCGAAGGTAACCCCTCAGGATGTGACCCGTGCCGTTGCTGAACTGATCACCGACCCCACCTTCTGGCAGCGCATCGGTCAGGCATTCCTGGATGGCATGGTACGGGGGTTCGACAAGCGCCGCTGACCTGCTACAATACTCTCAGTTCACAGGACACCGACCGATGACCATCCTCGAAGCCATCACCGCAATCGACGCTCAGTTCGAACCCGACCCCGCAGGGTCCATCGACGCCATCGGCACTCTGCCCGACGGGCGTGAGGTCGACCTCTACATCTACAACGAGTGTGGGGGTGAGGGTCCTGAGGTTCATCCGGGTGCATCCTTCCTGCCGTTCGGCGGGATCTACTACAACCCCTGGCCGCTGGTGAGCATCCGGGAGGACTGATCCTCACGGGGGCGGCAACGCCCCCAACCCATGCTACAATACTCTCAGTTCCACCACCACCGACTGATGACCTCCAACCCCTACACCGCTCAGATCCTGGCCCAAGGCAAGGAGCCCAGCAAGGCACCTGCCCCCAAGCGGACCTTCCCCTGCACCATCGGCGCTCGGACCTTCAACACTGAGGCAGAATACCAGGAGGCACTGGCGGACTTCCTGAACGGGTATTGACCCGCCCGCCGACCTGCTACAATACTCTCAGTTCACACGACACCGACCGATGACCGACCCCTGCTTCCCCGAACAGATCGCCGCCATCACCAACCCCGACAACGGGACCATCTACTGGATCGAAGCGGCATACGCTGCCAAACTGCACGGTCTGTGGGATGACTTCCGCACCGACTACGGAACGACCGCCGCCTTCGGTGGGGTCGATGCTGGTGAGTTCCTGGTGTGGTTGGGGTATTGACCCCTGCCCCCCGACCCTGTAGAATTCCAGAGCAAACCAACGGAGCGCACCATGCTGGACGGAACGATTGCCACCGCCTTCGACGACATGACCTCCTTCCAACTGGAGGAGTGGTTGTGGGAAGGCAACCCCACCGCCAAGGAAGAGCGGGCCATCCTGAAGGAACTGGAAACCCGTGCCAAGCGCCTCCAGGCAATCGCGGACCTGCTCTGGTGAGCAGGTTGACGCCCTGCCCCTGATGCCCTACAATTCTCTCAGTTCACACCCCAGACCGATGACCGAAGCATACGCCATCTTCACCACGGGCACCGACTACTACGACCGCCCCGAACTGTTCGGACTCTATGCCTCCGCTGAGAAGGCAGAGGCAGAGGCAGCGGTCCTGCGTGAGCGTCTGGAAGACGAAGTCTGTGCCGAATTCGAAGGGCAGCGCCTCTACGCTTCGGTGATCGTCGGTTACGTTCCCATCCGCTACTGACCCGCAGGGGGTGGGTTGACCACCTGCCCCCGACCCTGTAGAATTCCAGAGCAAACGCACCCGACCCATGGCACTGTTCAACATCGCCACCGACCTCACCACGCGCCAGACGATCTGGATTGCCACCAACGTGGTGAAGGGTCGCCCGCAACTCAATTCCCATTCATCCGCCGCCTATGCCCGCGACGGCATCGACGGATTCCCTGCCGCCGAACTGGCAGGACTCTATACCGACTACCAGGGGCGGGGTTGACCCCCTCCCCTTGATCCTGTACAATTCTCTCAGTTCACCACCCCACCAATGGCAAAGGCAATCGGCACCGTTCGCGCTTCCGACCTGAATGTGAAAGGACAGTCCATCCGCGTGAGCAGCGGGCGCGGTAGCACCATGACCCCTGCCCGTGGGTTGGGCGCTTCGATGGTTGCTGATCTGGACAGCGCCATCCGTAACGCTAAGGCAATCCACCGCGCCGATCGCATCGCTGCTGCCCGCGATCGGATCGCTCAGCGCGTTGAGCACTCTGACCTGGCAGTGCGCTTCTGAGGCAGTGGAGGGGGTGGGCATTGCCTGCCCCTTCTGCGTTCGTGCAGCGGCAGTGCCCCCCGTGTGCCGCCGCCCGTGGCGCGGGGGCGTTACCTTAAGGTCCCCCCGTATATAATTTCAATGGGTCCCCGTAATCTATAAAGTGTTACGAAAGCGAGATCATTATTGTTCTATATAAAAAAACAAAATAAGATCTTATATTACCGTAAATGAAAAAAAATCCCGGAGAAATTTTTCAACCCCTACAAGTCGATCCAATTACTGGGGAGTACTTTCTAGTCATTCCAGAAGCAATAGTCAATGAGTTATCATGGTATGAAGATACTGAGATAAGTTTTAAGATTGAAGGCACGGATGTAGTCTTAACCGAACGTGATGAGTGAAACACTTCACCTTGACAAGGACTAGATAATACTGTATGATATGAATGTAAAATTATTAACCATATGGCTAAAGGATTTACCGTAAAAGCAAAAACGCCAGTAGTTGCCAAAGAACCTGAATGGGACTACAACCTGGCTAGAGAAATGGTCAAAGGCAAGTCTGTTGTCTTTTGTTTACCTGGTAGAGGTGTTTCTTACACCTATTTGAAGAACTTTGTACAACTTTGTTTTGACTTAGTGCAAGCAGGTGCAAGTATTCAGATCTCTCAAGACTACTCTTCAATGGTGAACTTCGCACGTTGTAAGTGTCTCGGTGCGAATGTTCTACGTGGACCTGATCAGGTTCCTTGGGATGGAAAACTGAACTATGACTGGCAACTGTGGATTGATAGTGA